CCTGCATGGCCCAGGCGGATTTACCCATGCTCGGCCGGCCAGCGACGATCGTGAGTTCGCCGTCCTGCAATCCGGTCGTGAACTGGTCGTAATCGACAAACCCGGTGCGCTGGCCGGTGATCGACGAGCCCGATTCCAGCCGTTTTTCGAGCCGGTCGACACTCATGCGGCACGCCTCGGCGGCGTCGATAAAGCCGGCCGATTCGCGCTTCTGGCTGATCTCGCCGATCGCTTTCTCGGCGGCGTCGAGTTTGTCCTCGGTCGACACCCCGTCCTGCTCGAATGCCGACGTGGTGATCTCGTCACCGGCCCGGATCATCGACCGCAGCACGGCCCGGTCGCGGACGATCTGGGCGTAGCTGCGGATGTTGGCCGCACCCGGAATATCGACGGCGAGCTGGCCGATGTACGGCGCCGTCACGCGATCCAGCTGATTCAGCGAGCGTAGTTTCTCGACGACCGTGATCTGGTCGAACGGCTCGTTCGCCTCGGCCAGGCTGGCAATCGCACCGAACAGCAGGCGGTGATCCTCGCGGTAAAAATCCTCGGCCTGGATCTGATCGCCGATGTCGGCCCATGCGTTGGCGCTGTTGAGTAGGCCGCCCAAAGTACTTTGTTCTGCTTCAATGCTATGCGGAGGCAACTTACCGAGCATTGTCGACCTCCAAGTGCTTCCAGGTTTCGCCGATGCGTGCATAGCGAATAGTTGATTTGCAGACTCCAAGTCGCCTTGCCCAATATGTATTTGGCTTATTCGATTTCCGTATCGCTAATACATCTTTCGACGTTAAAACGGCTGTTGCCACGTTTTCGCCTTTAGCTGAACGGTTTCTGATAACCATGTCCCTAGAGTTATCAGCCGGCGTCCCCGCCAGAAGATGATTGGGGTTTACACATCTTGGGTTGTCGCAGGTGTGCCTAATCACATATTTATCAGGTATCGCACCGACATTTTTTTCATAAAAATATCTGTGCATTGATATTTTTTTGCCTTTGACTTCCAAGTATCCATAGCCAGAACTCCGCATCGGGCCATTCCAAAGCCAACATCCATTTGGCGTCTTTTGTACATAGTCGCTGGCTCTCTGGCTCAGATGCCGAGATTTATAACCTCCTTTTTTAACAACGAAGGGATTACCGTATTTCCTGAACCGCTGGTAATGCTTGGTACAAAATCCAATTACTTTTGCGGGTCGGTCGCAATCTCTTGCTTTGCATTTGAAAGACTGCTCGGCCTCGATGCTGTGCGGGGGAAGCTTAGCTTCGTTGGGCGTCATTGTCGTACCTCCCCTCGATGATCTTGTAGAAGTTCGTGACGTTCACAATCCACTCGAAATCAGCGCACCAGCCTCGGGGGTTGTTGCCCATCAAAAAATCGCTGCCCCGGATGTAGGCAAAGAATTTCCGCCAGAAATCAAGCTGTTGGTGCTCAGGCTCCTCGCGCCATCGAGCCTTGAGCCACTTCCGGCGTTTTTCCGTCAAGCGGGCAACACGGGGCAGCTCGGGCAGTTGCTCGTGGTAGATCGTCACGATGTCCTGTGCCGGGCAGGCGTCCGCTGCGGGGGTTGCCGGCTCGGCCGGCGACTCTTCCTCGTTAGAGGAAGTATCTACATCTACATCCCCTCCACTCCTATCCGGGGGCGAGGGCTCGTCTATTCCTCCCGGAGTATTCGTCGAATTGTCTTCGATGGGTTGCGGATACTTCCGCGTAGGCTTGTCGATCCGTTGGTGATTCGACCACCCACTCACCTTTAAATACTCTTTCCCGTCAACGATATAGCGCACTATAAGATCATTCGACGACAACTCGTCTAGCATTCCGCTAATACTATCGCCGTCGATATCCAGCTCGCCGGGGAACACCTTCATTTTCAGTCCACGCGGATTAGCGGGGATCACACCCGCGTCGTCCGCGAAGTTCCAAATGCCGATAAACAGCAACCGAGCATCGCGCGAACATTCCACGATCTGGTCGCTGCTCCAGAACTCAGGTTTTATCGACCGTATGCGTGCCATTACGCGGCCTCCCAATCCCGCAGCGTCGTTACACGGATACTGCCGCCGCAGTCATCGAGCAGACGTATGGCGCGCTCCCACTGCTGCTGTGTGAGGTTTTCAAACAGCAGGTTGACGAACTCGGCGCGGGCCTGTTCTCGGTTTTCCTTCGCGACGCGTTCCCGCTCTTTCTGTTCGTCCCGCAGATCACGTCGACGTTGTTCATCGTTCAACGCTTCGACTTTTTCGGTCGCCGATTCGATCTGCTCCTGATCGCCTGCGAGCTTTGAAAGCTGGTCGAGAAAAACGCCCGTATCGGCCTTGGTCCCGCGAATCAGATCACGGGCCTGTTGGCAGACAGTGCGGGCGCGTTTGGTGGCGCGGTTGGTGTTGCGCTTGGACTGGCCGGTGGCCTGTTCGGTGGATTCGGCGAACTCCTGCGGCCTGCCTCGGCTTCGATCAGGCTCGTCAGGATTAGTGGGACAAGTTGTCCCACTATTCTCGTTAGCCTGAATCGCCTCCCAAACCTCTTTGCGCCGCTGCATGTGCTCGGCGTACTCAGTGGCGGTCAGCTCCGAACGCATAAGGTTTTCGTCTATCTCGGCAAGCTGCGCATGGAGTTCATCGCCCTCCATGATGTAAGCGTCGATGGTTTCCCATCCGAGATTTTTCGCCGCTTCCAAACGATGACCGCCTGCCACTAACTTGACAGTCTCATCGTCAGGCGAAAACACAATGATCGGACTCAACAGGCCGAGCGTATCCATGCTCTGCGACAAGCTCTCAATCTTTTTCTGGTCAATGTCTCTAAGCCGCGCATCAACATCAATGCCGGCGACAATCACTTTCTCGTAGAACATTAGTTAACCCTCGGGAACGGCTGCTTGTTGCCACCTTCTTGGTCACTTTTCCAACGGAAAACCTTTCTTGTTTTCCCGATCGACCATGAGTTCCAGGCTTGCACTGTGTAAGCGGCGCGCACGCTATTCGGCTCGCGGTAATGCTTAGGCATGGAGTTGTTCTTGGTAAGACGAGCCCGCAAGTGATATATCGCCGATTGCTCGCTCTCTATGCCTATTCCAGTGGCCAACTGATAAAAGAACTCATCCGCCATTTCGGCATCCTTGGCTGCACACAAGTAATGCATCGCGCCAGCCCAGCTCGGCGGCAACAGACGGTTTTCATTTACTTTTCGCGCCGCTTTATACGATTCCTGTATGCCGGTATGCGAGTAATAAAACTCAAGCAGCTCATCGTTGTCGGGCGACAGCCCCATGGCTCCGCCCCATTCCGGATACGTTTCGTAGAGCCATAGAATTTTCGATGCTGCAGAGGCATAAAAATAATTTGAGATTCCTTCAATCTCGAAGATATGACCAGCCTGACGACGGGTGCCAACGTCCATGAACTTAAAGGCGTCATCATCGACCCCGAAAGTCACTAGGCACTCAATAGTTTCACCCGACCTGATTACTGCGGTGAGCGTGTGCTGACCGTTCAAAAGTTTCCCGGTTTCGCTAAATATGATGGGCTGGCTGGTATAGGCCCAACGCCCCTCACGCATCGCGCGAGCTAGCCTTGCAACATTCGCCTCCGACTGGTGGCGGTTTTTCCACTCCTCGCTTTCGTTGCGACGCATCATGATTTCCGCCATGTCAGGCGTAATCATCATGCGAACTGCATCTGGCGCGTCCTTAATAAGAAACGCAAGATAGCCGGCAAAGTCAGGCTGGCTTGATTGATTGGATCGGTTTTTCATGGTCTAATTACCTTTGCTTGGATGTGTTGAAAGCCCGCTTTGGTTTGGTCGCCGGCGGGCTTTCCTATGGGCGCCTACTAGGCCGCGCCCGACTGCTCTTGCGACTGCTTGAGCTGCCGCATTTTCTGCTCGTGCCACCGCGCCCATGCCCGTATCTCTGGATCATCGGACTGCGCCAGACGTGCCGCCTGACGTGCGTGGTATCGAATCGGCTGATTCATCCCTCGTCCTCCAGCTCCCGCAGCAGACGGCTGTGCGCCTCGCGATGGTTAGCAGCCTCGGATGGCGTCCAGCGGCCCGTGCGGCTCTGCTCGTTGGCATAGGCGATCTGGGCGCGGTGGTAGTCGATAGCAGCGCGGTGCTGTTGTCCGGTCATCACGCCACCTCGCTGTGTTCATCACCCCGTAGTCGGGCTAGTCCTATCATGACGCCTCCTTTTTCTTCGGCGCTGGGTCAGGATACTTCTCGAAGTCCCGCGCCTGCACGATGCTGTCCAGTGTCACCCGCTTGGGAGAGTTAGCCAGGATATGCGTTACGCGCTTCATGCTCGGCGATCGTGATCCGAGTCGCCAGCTTTTAGCCGTGCGCTCGGTTACGCCGTGCTTGATGCCGGCTTGCTTGTCGCCTAGGGCTTCTAGGTATTCAGTGAATGCTGTTTTCATATGCCTAGTTTATACACGCGTTGTGCTTTACGCAAGCATTAAAAAGCCCCGGCAAGCATTGCACTTGCACGGGGCTGGGTTGTCTGCGATACTTGATCGCAAGTCGGGCGTTTAGCGCGCCCGATCCCTGATAGGAAACTGGTTTGGCGGCCGGTGATCAGGGACAGGTAAAGATTACCTTTCCCTTCCCTCTAAGTCAATCCGCGATCTATCAGGCGCCCGAGGCGCGATAGTGCGTGACGGTCCCGCCGTGCCCCTCATGATAGCGGGTTAGTAATTAGTGCGAGCAACCGAACCCCTTAGGTCTCGCGACGTGGCAAAAACACCCGGCACCTGATTGGCTGAATACCCAAGATAGCCGTAGGCCAATTAGTCCACCAGGGTTAAGTGGTGGAGGATGACAGCGCTACGGGAATGCGCTGCTGGTGACGCAGCAATAGCTGATAAGCCGGAGAGGGACCCGAGTAATCCGATACCGCTTTGCTAGGCGGGCTGGCTCTAGGCCACGGATCAAAGGGGTGTTGAACTAAACCATAAAGGCACAAAAAGTGTTTGACATGGTGAAGCAGCAGGCGCATAGTAGACATCAACAGCACAACACGCTGGCCGGGACGAGAGAAGAGCCGCCGCCCACCAGCCAAACCGGGAGACTCACCGGGTGTTGCCGCAGCGACTAGGCCACGGGCCATCAATGCGGGGCTGTAGAGAAGCCACAACAGGGGATAGATCGATGAATGGCGCACACGAAAAACGATTTCTGAGAACTTTCAACATCAACGATCGAGCCACCGTGCATGCGGTCGAGACCATCTTCCTGCCGAAGCTAGAGGAAGAACGCCGCGAACTGCACGAACTAAACAACGGCTGCATCAGGCGAGGAACTGGACGCCCGTTTGATGAGTGGATCGAAGAGATCGGCGGTCTGATATCCGCCGTTCGTGAGCGCCTAAGCCACGCCTAACAGTTCTATGGGATTGCGGCCCGCTAGCTCAATGGATAGAGCATCCGAGTTCTAGTCGGTTGGTTCGGGGTTCGAATCCTCGGCGGGCCACCACAACGGGGAAATAACAATGCGACACACGCTAATCACAACCGCTCTCATCGCCGGGACGCTGGCCCTGCCGGCCTACGCCGCGGGCTCGGTCGCGACATGCGGTGAGTACAGCAAGATTGCCGGGAAGATCATGCAGGCCCGACAGAACAATGCCTCCATGCGCGATCTGGCTGACGCGGCGAATACCGGCGACGAAGATACCGACGCGCTCATGCTCGCGATCGTTCAAGAGGCATACGACGTGCCGCGATTCAGCACGCCGCGCTATCAGAACAATGCAGTGCGCGATTTCGAGAATGACGTTTTCGCGATCTGCATGGAGAACATGTGATGAGTAATGCCCTCACATCAATCGACCGCGAGATCCGCGACGCCAGTATCGAACTCGGCACGCGCCGAGATCTGCACGGCAAGTAGTCGGCGAGCTACCAGCGTAAGCGGGCCGAACTGGCCGATCTCAAGCAGCAGCGCTGGGAAATCAAATGCGACATCGCCCGAGGTCATGGGCGGGCGGTCTTCGCGTAGCAGTCAACACGCCGCTGGATAGCGGCTGGAGGTATAGAGATGACACCAGCAGAGAAAGCAGAATTTGAGGTCGCCGAGTATCGAGGCTCTCATGCGCTCGCGTTCCTGGCGTCGTGCATGTCGGATGAGGTCGATGCCGCTGATTGGTGGCAGGGAATCGAATATTACGCAGAAGGCGAGTGGCTGGCCCCGTATAGCGAGTTTGAACTTGCCGGTAATGCTGCCTTTGGTCGCCCCGTCCGCCGCAAGCCCCGCATGCGCCACCTGATCGACGCCAACGGCGAACGGTGGGAGTTCCCCGAGCCGATGCGGGAAGAGCCTGAGGATGGCTTTAGATGCTGGCTTGTTTTTAACGGACAGTTCCCTTGGGACTCCGCCAAAAACCATAAAAAACTACTTAACCACGGTCGCCTACACGCCACCCGCGAAGCCCGTGACGCCCACGAACGCGCTCTGATCGCGGCCAGCGGGGGTGCGGCATGAGCGCCGCCCAGACCCTAATCGCAATCGCAGTCGCCGCCGCACCGCTACTGCTGTTTATCGCAAGCAGCATGAGCTACGCGGACGCCGTCCAGGCCGAGTCGGCGTACTGCGACAGCGTGGAATCGGGGCTGTATCCCGATTACCACGGCAACTATCAAGAGGTTTGCCGCAATGAATAGCGTAACCGCCGAACGCAGCCGCCAGATTCGAGACAGCCGCGCTGTGGCCTGTGCCGACCGTGCCCGCGAGATGCCGTTCGATGCACAGCACTTCGATGACGAGGGCTACGCCGAGCACATCATCCGGCCGGAAGCCGCGTTTACTCGCGATATTGCCGAGAAATCGTTGGATAACGATGAACACCGGTCACGGATCTATCTCGCGATGAATGCCGACCTGCACACGGAATCGGACGCATGGAAAGCCCGGCGGCTGGAGGAACTGGTCGCGGACTGGCACGAGAGCAGCGAGATCATCGCGCGCGAAGAATTGGAGACGTTGTGATGCAAACCGAACACTACACCCCGTCATGGGCCGACACCGAAGCCGAACGCCAGCACCGCCACGAGCAGCGGAAGCGCCGGATTCAGGGCATATCGGCTCTAGTGCAGGAATGCAACCGGCGTCGTCAGCAGGCAGAGCGTCTGTGGGCGATGCCGTGGAGGGAATCGTGAGCGATCTTGCCGATATCGAAGCCCTTGCGAGCGCGCACGGTCTTGATGTGAAAAATAACAGCAACGGTCACATTCAGATTAGCGGCCGTGGCGTGCTCGTCAATTATTACCCGTTTAGCAAAAAGCGAACAGTGTGGTGCAAAGACGGACGCCGAGCAACTGACTGCACAGCATGGGATGCCGTGCGCATGTGCCTGACAGGCGACAACAAGCAACTTAGACCGACGAAGAAGCCGCCGAAAACCCGGCCTGAAATAGATCTGCAGCCGGCTGTTACGAATCCGGCCGGGGTGCAGCATTTCTACAGCGGCGAAGTGCCGCCGTGGGACGAATCGCTCGAATGGTTGAGCGCGAACACGTATAGCGACAGCGTGAGGTTGTCGGCATACCGGCTTGAAATGGATGCGCTCGAGCTGCGTGTTGAAGCAAATGAGCTAGACGAGGTGGCGTCATGAACACCCCAATCATCACAGGCGAGGCGGCTAACGACTGGTGGCGGGGCGATTCTGTCCTGCCCTGTCGAGTACACCGACCCGCAGTTCTATCAAATGGCGAAACGGTTTGTGCAAAAGCACGAGGCCCTTCGCGGGCAACAGAGAGAGGTGGAGGCGTGAGCGAGTCCAAGAGACTGAAGAAAACTCTTCAGGTTCGAGTTAAAGATAAACACGCCAAACATCTGGGAAGAATGGCGCGCTCAGTTAATTTCGTCTGGAATTATATAAACGAACTCAGTGAACGATCCATTCGAGAGCGCGGGCTTTTCCTCTCTGGCTATGACATTTGTAAATTCACTCAAGGGGCTAACAAAGAATTAGGACTAAACAGTCATACTGTTCAGCGTATCGGTAAGGAATACGCTACTCGACGTAAACAGTTTCGAAAAAATAAATTGGCGTGGCGTAAATCTTTTGGTTCCCGTCGTAGCTTGGGCTGGATTCCAATTAATACTGGCGCTTCTAGCTGGAAGTTCGGACAGGTCTATCACAATGGCAGTTATTTCAAGGTCTGGGACAGCTATGGGCTAAGCCAGTATCGCTTTCTCTCTGCGTCGTTTAATGAAGACGCCCGAGGGCGCTGGTATTTCAATGTCGCGGTGGATGTTGAGCCGTCTTCAGACCGGGCTAATAAAGCCGTCGCTGGTATCGATCTTGGTCTGACTGACGTAGCAACCTGTAGCGACGGTTCTAAAATGATTAACCATCGATTCTATAAGGGCATGGAAAACATGCTTGCCAATGCTCAGCGGGCTCGCAAGAAAAGCCGCGTAAGAGCGATACACGCCAAGATAAGAAACCGCCGAAAGGACGCAGCGCATAAGTTTTCGCGCCGTGTTGTTGATAACTACGGCGCGGTCTACGTGGGCGACGTTAGTTCGCTCAAACTCGCCAAAACCCGCATGGCCAAGTCGGTGTTTGATGCCGGCTGGGGTCAATTAAAGACGATGCTGGAATATAAATGCGATCACGCAGGCATTGTTTTTAAAGAGGTTGACGAGCGATACACCACCCAAGCCTGTTCGAGTTGTGGCTGTCTGCCCCTCTCGCGGCCGAAAGGTATCGCAGGCCTTGGAATAAGGCTATGGACTTGCAGTGAGTGCGGTGTCACTCACGACCGCGATATTAACGCGGCCAAGAACATAGCTGCGGTCGGGCATGGCCGTCCTGTGGAGGGAATTCCGACATTTAACGCGGAAAGATGTCAATGGTGGCCTGATGGGGATAACGCGGCATGAGCGAAGAACACGACGAACGCTGCCAAGGATGCAGTAACAAGCGTCCCGAGATTGAACATTCGTGCCCATTCATCGCAGAAATGCGGGGCGATAACGTAGCCGAGCAGCGGCAAAACTTATGCAACTGCTGCTCTGACTGCACTCGCGAATGCCTAATGGATATCTAGGAGACCAGACATGGCAGAACAATCACTAGCAGAAAGCCAGACACAGGAAGTCGCGCCCAGCAATGAGAACGGCGCGATTATCAGCATGATCGAGCGGGCGGCGAAAGACCCGAACGTCGATATCGAGAAGATGGAGCGGTTATTCACGCTGCACGAGAAGATGCTGGCACGCAACGCAGAATCCGATTTCAACGCCGCTCTTTCGCGGTTGCAATCCGTGCTGCCCGAGGTTGCCGAAAATGGTGAGATCAAGCACGGCGACAAGGTTATCAGTCGGTATAAGAAATGGGAGGACGTGAACCGCGTTATCAAGCCCTATCTTGCCGCTGAGGGCTTCGCGCTGTCTTTCCGTGTGGATACTGCGGATAAGGTGAAAGTCGCCGCCGTACTAAGCCATACAGGCGGACACAGCGAACGAACCAGCATCACCCTGCCCGCCGATACCGGCGGCGCGAAAAACGCGGTGCAGGCGGTCGCCTCGTCGGTCAGCTATGGCAAGCGGTACACGGCTGAATCGCTGCTCAATATCACGTCGCCGGGGCAAGACGATGATGCTCAAAGTGCGGTGCAGCCTAAAGGTCCAGAGCGTATCAGCCAAGAGCAGGCGGATCAGATTACGGCGAGGCTGGCAGAAACAGAATCTGACCGTGACCGTTTCCTGCGGGCGCTAGGGCCGAAGATCAGCTGCCGAGATCTGACAGACATTCAGGATATTCCGGCTTCTCAGTTCGATGCGGCGATGCAGCTGATCGAATCCAACGCCCAGCGTAAAGCGGTGGAGGCTCAATAATGGTCGATATCGAGATAGTGGAGTGTCAGCAGGGCACCGCCGATTGGTTCAACGCCCGGTCACAGGCCATTACCGCCAGTATGTTTTCGACGGTACGTGACACGCTCAAGAGTGGCCCGAACAAAGGCGGCTACAAGAAAGCGGCTGAGGACTATGCGTTTCGGCTGGCGATTGAGCGCATCAGCGGGGAGGCCCTGCAGGACGACCAGTTTCAGACGTTCTCGATGAAACGCGGGCATGATCTCGAGCCTGAGGCGCGCGACATTCACTCGTTTCGCCTTGGCTGCGATGTCGAGCAAGCCGGCATTGTCCGCACCACGGATCGATGTTTTGGCGCCTCGGTGGATGGCCTAATCGGCGACGACGGGATCAGCGAATACAAATGCTTCGTTGCACCCGAAAAGCTCAAGGCCATTCTGATCGACGGCGACATCTCCGATGTGACCGATCAGATCCAGGGCGGATTATGGCTGACCGGCCGCAAGTGGTGTGACTTTGCACTTTACTGTCCCGCCCTGTCGTGTATCGACCAAGAGCTAACGGTCAAGCGCGTTCATCGCGACGACGACTATATCGAAGCGATGGAGCGTGACCTAATAGCTTTCGACGCACTCGTTGAAAGCTATCGCTCACAACTCATGAAAACCAAGGAAGCAGCTTAATGGCACAGAAAAAGTATGAATGCGTCGTCGCCCTCGGCGAGTACACCGATGGCCAAGGGCAGACGAAAACACGCTGGCAAAACGTCGGCGCGGTTATCCAGACCGACAAAGGGCACATGATGCTACTCGACCGCACATTCAATCCGGCGGGCATGCCTAACCCGGAGGGCCGCACGAACATCGTCGTCAATCTATTCGAGCCCCAGCAGCGCGACCAGCAATCCAGCGGCCAGCAGTACCGCCAAGCGTCGCAAGGTGGGCAGCAGGCCAACGGCGGCGGGGTTGACCCGGATGACTCGATTCCGTTTTAGACATGCGTAAAACGTGCAGCAAATGCGAACAAAATTTGGACAGCAGCGATTTCTATGCGCATGCCAAATCTTCTGACGGATTGGCCGGGAAGTGTAAGGAGTGCGCCAAAGCTATTGCACGTAGGAATCGGGCTAAGCGCCTTGGTTACTATCGCGAATACGACAGGCGTAGGTATCAAAAGAATGGTCGGCGCGGCGAGGCGACTAAAGAGGCAAGTGATCGAGCTAAACGCCGATGGTCTGAGCGCAACCCGATTAAACGAAAGGCTTCCCAAGCCGTTTCTAACGCTCTGCGAGATGGGAGGCTGAGCAGGCAACCATGCTGCGTATGCGGGGCTACAAAAGCTCAAGCACATCACGAGGATTACGCGAAACCATACACAGTTATCTGGCTATGCTCTAAACACCATTCCGAGTATCACCGAATTGTAGATGAGATCGCAAAAGCCTTTGCAGAAGCGAGTTAAACACAAACAAGTGTTTTGAGCACACGGCCCGTCAGGTGGCGGGCCTATGGAGAGAGATATATGGGTGACATAGCAGACATGATGCTGGAGGGCGGATTATGCGAGCAATGCGGCGTAGTCATGCCCGATTATCAAGAGCCCGGGTATCCGCGCTCCTGTCCCGACTGTGGCGGATCGTCGCCGCGCTTGGACAAGGTTAATTGCACGGTTTGCGGCAAGCGCGTCAAAGAGAAAGGTCTCAAGGATCACATGCGCGACGCGCATAACGCCTAACCCCACAACCAGCGAGCGAGATATGAGCATGAAGCGCCAATACCTCAGACCCAACAGAGACAGCGTTGTTACTGATTGGGAGCTAGAGCGAGAAGAGTGGCTCTGCGACCAGTGCTTCAAAGATTACGAAAGCGAATACCGAGCCGACACTTGCTGCGGCGGGGAACCTAGCCAGCGCGCCCTCGAAGCACGCGGCCAGCAACGGCTAGAAGGATTAGAGACATGAGCGAAGTAGTCAACCCGGATCATGACCATAAGTGCCCTCGGCGCTATGGGCTGATGATTGCGTGTTCATGCGCAGCAGAGGATAAACGGACTATGAATATCGACTTGCGAATACTGGACGACCGCTATCATAGCGATTGGGGTCTCCCTGACTACGCCAAGCCGGGCGATGCGGGGATTGATCTGAGGGCGGCTAATTACGGCAAATTCGGCATTGCCGAAAAAGATGGGCTATTGGGCGTCGTACTTGACCCCGGCCGATGCGAGCTAATCGGCACCGGCCTAGCAATCCACATCGCAGACCCTGGCTATGTCGGCCTGATCGTGCCGCGCTCTGGGTTGGGCCATAGGCATGGCCTGATACTCGGCAACGGCACAGGCGTAATTGATTCGTCGTACCAAGGCGAACTCAAGGTCAGCTTGTGGAACCGCTCAGACACGCCATACACGGTCGAGCATGGGGAGCGTGTCGCCCAGCTGCTAATCATGCCTGTAGTGCAGGCTCAGTTCCGCGTCGTGGAGTCTTTCGAGGCTAGCGAACGGGGTGACGGCGGTTTCGGATCGACAGGAGCAGCATGATGACCCAATTCGAGAAAATCGAGCACGAACGTCGCTACGGCGAACTGGACAGCGGATTGGGGCGGCTTATCGCGACGGCGCCGAGAGAATGGCGGGAGCGCCTGGAGTCGCTGCAGCGCGAGGTCATGGACGAATGGCACGCGGTGTCGAATATGCGAGTGCAGAGGGGTCAGCCATGAGCGAAATCAGAACCCCGGTCCATCCTGTCCGCGTTGACCTGATATGCGACGACTGCAACGAGGGCGTCATGCGCCCGACAGGCATGGTGCTGACGAGCTGCCCGGCCCAATACGTCCATCGCTGCATCCACTGCGACCAGGCGTCGAGCTATACCCAGTCGTATCCGTTCATCGATTTTCAGGACGAGCAGGAGCGCCAGCCATGAAAGCCAACCACCGAGGCGAGCCCGATCGCATCTATCTGCAGGTCCACGGCGACGGCAATCCCGCCAACTATGCCGCGCCGCCTGCGCTATCCGGTGGCGATGTCACGTGGTCGCTCGCCCCTGTGTTTGATCGCGACGTTGAGTACGTGCGCGCCGACCGGGCCGCGCACAGCTCGCACGCGGGAATAGAGCAGGTCATGGCTGCCGTGCGAGTCCACCTGCGCCGGACGATCCGCCATCATCAGTCGCCGCACGACGAGCGGCTGAAACGCGGATACATCGAAAGCCGGGACCGTCTGGCTGAGATGACGGGGATCGACGATGAAACGGAGCGCCAGCCATGAGCGACAACGAGATGGATTACGACGTAGTAGATCGAAACCTGCAATTTATTTTTTTGCATCACAAAAAGAAAGGGGATACAGGAACCGCCAATATTATCGAGCAAGCGGGCCAATCAATAACAAACCTTCGCGCCCGAGTCGCCGAGCTTGAGCACGATATATCACGACACCTAGCAGTCATATCCGAGATCGAATCCGAGCGGGGCGGTCTGCGGCAGGCGCGGGATGCGGCATGGGATCGGATCGAGGAATTGGAGGCCGACCGCCGCACCCTACAGCAGGACGGTCGCCACCCCGCGCCCTGCGCACGGCACTTCGAAGCGGCGGCATTCGGTGCGGAGATCCGGCAGCGGGACGCGCGGATTGATGAACTGGAGAGGCGGCTCTCTCAGAGCGATTCCGACCTAGGGCTGGCGTGCAGGGGCGCGGTCGAGCGAGGACGCGAGATCGAAATTCTTCAAGCCGAGCGTGACCGCTATAAAAGCCTCGCCACGCGGCTATGCGTTGACCATCGGGATTACGGAGCAGGCGAGGCGATGGAAGAGATACAAGCCGAAGCCCAGCGCATGGGCCTGTACGGGAGGGATGGTGATGAGTGAATACGCCAAGCGGGACGTTCGCGCCTTGGGGGAGCACTACACTATGTCATTGATTGTCAGTCATGAGCACAGCGATTAGCACAGGCGCTAGCACAGCACCCTAGCCCGCCAACGCCGCATAGTCGTCCCGAATCTGCGCATACGCGGCCACGGCCGAGCGGCGGGCCTGTGCCAGAGCGGTGGACGTCTGGGCCTCGCGGGCGGCCCGTTTGTGCGTTAGCCGGACCCGGCGGATGGCAGCGAGCACCGCATCGAATTGCCGCGCCGTCTGCTCGATCTCGTCAGCAGCTTCGGCGTACGTCAGGTCGCCGTATTCCGCGCCGGATACGATCTCGTCGGGCACGTCGTCCTCGGGCTCGCCGGCTGTGCGCCAGCGCTCGACCGCTCGTTGGGCCTGCATGTACTCCGCATCGACCAGCGCCCCGGGCGAGACAAAAAAAGAGCGGGTCGAGCCCGCCTGCTCGTCGATCTTCCGGAGCACGTCCGAGCGCATCTGCTCGATATCGGGTGCGAGATTACGAGGCATTGATCTGGATCTCCCGCGGCAAGGCCGGGAAGGCCGCCGTAGCTGTGATCGTGTACCGCCCCGGCACGGCAAACGTAATCTGCTCGCTACCCGACGCCGTGAAATCGTCATTGACCGGTCCGCGGATATTGACTTGCGTGCCCTCGCGCATCTGCGACAGCGTGACGTGCGTTGCCCCATCAGCCGGTACTTCGGTGCGGGATGGCGTACACGGGCTCGGCTGGCGCTTGTTCGGCTTGCCGGTCTCGGGGTTGATGTAATAGGTGCGCGGGTCAACGGACCGATCAACGAGCGCGATGTGCTCTCCCTCGTCGCACTGCGCCTCGGCAAAATCGGCCGGCCCCATAACCGTGCGGCGGATGCGCCACACGCTGCCGGTCTCAACGCATATTGCGTGCATCATCGTTTGACGCCTGTCACTGTGATGAACCAGTTTTCGAGCCGCCGTTCGGGCGTGTTCGTGCCGCTGTCAGACAGATCGACCTCGACCTCGATTGAGCTGCTGCTCTGCCCCATCGTCTCTATAAACGAATACGCGGGCTGATCGACAAGAACTTGGCCGTTCGAGTAGAGATCATCGGACGTCCCTGTAGGGGCTGTCCCGAACTCCCATTTATCGACGGGCGTTGCGCCGAAATCGAACGTGCGCACTACGCTGCCGTCGATTTTCACGCGAACACCCTCGGCCGTGATATCGTTGTTAGAGTTGATGCGCAGATAGCCGCCGAACGAAATCAGGACACTCGTCCCGGTGACGAATGTATTGAACGGGATATTCATATAAACCGCGCGCTGCCATCCGTCCTCGCTGATCGTCTCGGCCTCGGTGAAAAACACCGACCGCGGAACCGTGACGGCCTCGCCCTGGATCTGCAGCGTGTCGACATACGCATCGCCGGTGAAAATCTGCCGGCCATCGATGAGCGTCGTGTTGTTCTCGCGGGCCCATGCTGCTGTGCGCTCTGCTGCGGTTTGAACCGCGTCGCCGTCGAAATCACTGAGCTGGCGACCAGAGCTGCTGCCCATGCGCACACGAGCCGGGCTAACCTCATAGTTTCCATCATTGTCAAATGTGATTCGACGTGCTCTGTCGCCATCCTCACGTATTTGTGATTCGGGCCGACCGCCGACCGCTAACGTATTGCCGGCGGTGATGTTCTCGGCATCGATGTACTCGGCCTTGACTCGGCCGCTGCCGTCGACGACGAAATTGCCGCTGCTATCAGTCAGCTTTGTGAACGTGAGATTTTGAATCAGCGCCTCGCGCATATAGACGCTGCCGTCATCGATGATGAACGCGAATACGTCGTCGACGCCCGGCGCGCCCACGGCGAACGTGTTAGCGCGGATAATGAATTGCGACGAGGGCGTGCCGTCCTCCGCCGGCTCGCTCGACAGCCCGAATCCAGATATCCGACCGTCATTGTCGATTTTGACTGTGTACTGCGCCTGCAGGCCGCCCAGATCGCTACGCTGCGCCGTGAATTGCTCCTCCAGCGTCGCGATCTGCCCGCCATCGTTGATGCTGACCTGACGCGTTGCCTCGGCAAACGGCCCGTGCTCGGCCGAAATCGCGACCTCATTGTTTTCGATGATGCGGCCCGACTGGTCTAGCCCCGCGCTCGGCGACGTGTACGGCCGCAGGATTGGTCCTCGGTTGATACGCACATGCCGCACATCGCCGAACTCAAACGACTCCCCGGCCCGGTCGAGAATGAACTGGACCTGCACGGACACGGCGGCGCCGGGAATCTCGATATTTTCGACCGACGCGAGGCTGTAACCGGTGGTTTCGACGTAATTTGAGAACGCGTTGACGAGAAAATTACCGTCCTCGTCGCGGGCACGGACATTGAGCCGGACACGGGCATCGCTGCCGGTCTCGATGCGGCAATCGCCGCCGACCGATACGGTCTGCCCCCGCAGGTTATTGATATCCGCGTCCAGCGTCTCGTTGATCGGGCGCTCGGAGTCGTCGTACCAACGAATATAATCATCGGTCGCGTACGGAAACAGATTCGCGCTGCTGGATGCCTGCGTCTCGCTGAATCGCCGGGCCGTGGCGTCCTGCTCGTCGGAGAACGCTTCGTCGAGATCGGTGATCGAGCTCTGCTGGGATTCGTACTGCGAGTCGAGCGTGTCGAGCCGGCTCGTGACCGCGAGTTGGTTATTGACCTCTGAAACAGTAAAACTCAGCGCATTGGCAGCATTGCCGCCGAACGCGGCGTTAAGTTCGGTTACCGTCTGCGCGGCGGCGCTGTCGCTGTCGGCGTAGTCCTTGGCCTCGGTCAGTGCGTTGCTGACCGCCGTGTCGCGCTCCTCGGATTCCTGTTGTATGTCATCCGCGCGGTCGTTGGCCTCGCTCTGCAACCGCTGGGCGACCGAACCCTGAAGCTCGGGCGGGCCGGAGATCAGGTCGATCTCGTCGCTCAGGTCCTGATACAGGTCGGTCTTGCGAATCTCGCCGCTGATTACCTGCAGGTATTTCGCGGCCTCGTTTTTCGTCGTGGCGGACACGACTATGAAGTCCGAGACGCCGTAGGCATTGATGCGGCGGATATAGAAATAGTACGTCGTCGCGCCCTGCAGATCGCCGATCGTCAGGCTCTTGCCCTGCCCGGCGCGGATGGCCTGGTCCTCGACATTCTCGGGATCGAGCAGCGCGGTCGAAAACCAGAACGCGTGCACTGCGGCCGGCGGCCCGCCCTGCGGGTCGAGCGAAACCTCGAACGTGCCAACGCGCATGTCGACGCCGGTCGGCGCCTGGGGCTGACGGCCGACGAGCGTGTAGTCGTAGACGTACGCCCAGGCCGATCGCCGGCCGTTCGGGCCGATGGCCTGCGCGCGGATGGTGACGGTGTCGAGCGGGCGGAATGCCTCGAAATACGCGATGCCGTCCTGCGCCTCGCGCTCGATGTAGCGTAGCTCGTCGTCGGCGCGGGCCTGCACGATGATCCGCGCGGTCGGCGTGCGGCCGCTGTTCGCGGAGACATTGACCGCCAGGCGCCACGTCAGCGACCCATCATCGTTGCGGATCGCGACGGTCTCGTCGGAGATGATGTCGTCGATCGAGGGGCGATTGGGCGGCAGGTCCGAGGCGCTGGGCGGGACGGTGATGTCGTCCGGCGGGGCCGGGATGTCGCCGGTCTCGGCGTCGAGGATGTTGGCCGCTGCGGGTTCGCAGACCATGTTGGCCTGCCGCTCGCCGCGGGGCGTGATACTGACGAGCTTGACATCGATCGTCTCTTTGCCCGCTTCGCCGAACGCGAAATGGTCGTCGTAGCCGATGTCATCGACCGGCTCGGCCAGCGTGAGCTTTTGATTGCCTGGCGCGTCGTTGACCACGCCGACGACCGCGACCGTGCCGTCGAGCCGCTGGATTTTGACGCCGTAGCCCGTGGCCGCCTCCATCGGGCAAAATTCGTCGCACGTGATCGCGGTGGCCTGGCCCTCGCTGTTCGTCGTCACGTCGATGACGCGGCCCCACGCGAGGCCGACGAGGATCACGTCGTGCGCCAGTTCCAGCAGGTCGCCGCGCCCATACCGAAAATGCTGCACGTCCTGGGAAAAAGCATGTTTCTCGATGTCCCGCAGCCGCCGGCGGGCGAGCACATAGCGGCCGTGTTTCCACGCCTGCTCGGAATCAGTGCAGCCGGGCGCGTCGATGGTCTCGAACTGGCTCGCGTTGCCCTCGTCGTAGCCGTCGTCGTAAACGATGCGCTCGGCCGGCTCCCACGTAGCGGCGTTGGTGTAGCGCACCCGCATCGCATGCGGCGGGCTGAACGCGGACAGCGTGTAGCTGTAGTTGTAGGAGTTCTTCGGCGTGATGACCATTTTCGGCACGGTCTGTGCCGTGTCGCGCACGATCCGGATGCGGGTGTCGGGGTCGATGGTCCACGTCGCCCGGCCGGCGGACGAGATTTCTTCCATCCGCTGGATGGTCGTGCGGTTGTTGTCCAGCACGTTGTCGTAGTAGCGGCCCGTGGCCTCGGCCTCGTACGCCCACTCGACCAACGATTGCAAAACGAAATCCGACAGCGGGATCGGATCGCGGTTGGCTTGGTCGGTCATCAACGACGCGAAGGCCCACGCCGGCGATCGGCTGGGTTTCTCGACCCACTCGCCATCCTCGTAGACCGGGACAACCGCGGTGCCGAGCACGGACAGCTTGTCGATCGTGCCGTCGAGCTGGTCCGTCGCCCGGATTTTCAGCGCCATGACGACGGTGCCCGCCACAGTGAACGCCCGGCGATCGCGCAGCGTGCGGAGCGCATTCCACGTCACCGACGAGGCCGGGTCGCCCTCCAAATTGCTGAAATACGTGGAGACGCGCGTCAGTCGGATGTCGTACGTCTGCGTGCCGTCATTGTCCAGCCCCTCGCGGGCGAAATTGACGCGGCTGGTCTTTTCGCCGTCGCTTTGCTGGGTGAAAGTGCCGCTATCCCAAGAACCGCTGGACTCGGACAGGCGCCATTCGACCATCCACTCAATGCGGATTTTCGACAGGTCGCCGCCCGAGTCGATCGTGTAGATGTTGCCGGACACGTCGATCGAGAACCCGGTCGCGCCGGGCTCGGTCGTGCGGACGGTCGACAAGTTGTCGTCGATGGTGGGATTGCTGTCGGAGCTGGCCCCGCCGGGGTCGCTCTCGGTCGTCCAGGCGGGATTGGTCTCGATGACTTGGTCGGTGTAGAGGGTCATCTGATCGGGCGTGCCGATCTCCCACTGCAAGTCCTCAAACTCGCGCAGGTCCGTTTGGCCGAGACGCAGCGGCGGCTGGCCGAGCGTTTCGTCGAGGTCCGTGTCCTGAGTGATCTTGTCGCGGCCCTCGCCCACGATGTGCCCGCCGATCTCCATCGGGCCGTCGTTGAGGACGAACAGCATGCGTAGGTATTGATCCGAGCCGGCGGTTTCGGTGTACGGCTTGGCCGTCATCGGCACGGGCGGGTAATAGCGCATGCGGCCGAACAGGCGCGGGATCGGCTCGTAGCTCGCGATGCGGTTGCTCTGCCCGGTCAGCGCGTTGAGCCGGTCGATGCCGCCGCTGGTGCTGCCCTGCTGCTCCGCCTGCGACTGCGCGATCAGGCTGCTGGCGATACTGAGACCGAGACCGATAGCCGTGTAGCCGGCGAACGCCAACCACGCGCCACTCGCCGCTGCACTCGCCGCCGCACCGCTGGCCACCGCAGCCGCCACGGCGAGCACGGCCGACGCCTCCGGCACCGGCTCGACGAATACCTCGACGCCATCTTTCAGCCGCGCGCGCTCGATGAACAGCGCGGAGACCTCGCGGCCGCCGATCCACGCCCGCACGTTGTGCCCGCCGCAGGCATCGGCGATGGTCGTGCCCGCATCGACATACCACCACTGGTCCCGCCGGCCGGCAAACGGGTCTTCGCTCTTGTACAGGCAGACGCTCATGCAACAAAACCTCGGTAGCGGTAGAACCCGCGCACGTCGTGCGTCGTGTAGCGCTCGCAGACGGACGTGGAGCCGGGGGCGTAGCTGTGGATCATCTCGGGCGGCTCGATGACAACGCCGACGTGCCACGGCTCGGCGCGAATCCAGGCGATATCACCCTCGCGCGGATCGTCCACGCGGACGGTGTGGCGCATCAGGCACTCGTGGATGGCGCGGATGCCGGGCGGGTCGCCGGTCAGCTCGGCGCTGAGCGCGGACAGGTCGACGCCGTAGCACTCGGCGAATATCTGTTGCACGAGGCGCAGACAGCCGTGTGGCGGCTCGTACGGGCGGCCGACGAATTTCCTATATTCATTCACAAATATTTCGCCCATAAAAAAACCCGCCGAAGCGGGTTCAATGCACTTGAAATATGTCTTTATTAAGCGGAGTTCTTTCTAAATTTTTTCTGTGTAGGGGCAAAAAGCGCACTGCCTCGCTTACCCGCTCGATATCTAGCCTTTAACGTGACATGCTTTATACCAAGACACTGACTCCACTGAAAAAGATTTTTGCATTCGCCTAGATATTTGACGCGCACCTCTCGGTCAGTGCGGCCAAGTGGCCGCACCAACTTATCTCCGCGATGGCCTTGCTCGTAATAACGCTTTTTAATGACCGAATACGGAATACCGTAACGTCTGCCAAGCTTATGAAGTCCAATCCTTTTGCCGTGAAAGATAACGAATCGCTCTGCGTGCTTGTTTGGTACGAGCAAATCTTCACCGCGGAGCCCGTATCGATAGCGCTGTTTAACGATCGCATAGGAAATGCCACGCAACTCAGCCCACTCGACCATCGGCCGGGCATCCCCACCAATATCGATCATGACGTTGTTGGATTTATTTCGAGATTGCTCTTTTTTAGTAGCCCACCGACAATTTTTTGGATTGTATCCTTCATTATTGTCGATACGGTCTATCGACATACCTTCAGGACGAGGGCCCATGTCAAATAAAAAATTATCGTATTCGAGCCAACGCTCACATACTTTTATCCCTCGACCACCGTAGTCATTATAACTTCCGCATCTCGGGTTATTGCACCTATAAATCATGGACTTCCAAGATTTATATGCCCCAGTGCTACTTTTCATTGGATGCAACCTCTCTCATTGCCTCTCGAATGGTAAGCGCGCGGCAAATGTATCGAGAGTCGCACATCTTTCGGCCGCTAAACCTAGCCGCGCGCATCTCAATTATATCAACTCCCCGCGGAACTCGGCGAGAATCGGCGGGCCGGGTAGGCGTTGTTCAGCGCGCCCTTGATGTAGGTCGCGGTGATCGTGCCCTGGGCGATGCCGTCGGTCTCAAATCGCTCGAACAGAAACCGGGCCGGGCCATAGCGGATATCGTCATGATCCGCTGCGGTGACGGTCTCGACGATCATTACCGGTTTTTCGCGGAGCCCGCGCAGCGAGCGCAGCGCGATCATCACCCGCTGGTCGACGATATCGACGTCGATTTTCAGCTCGGGCGGCCGCTGGCCGGTCTGGGCCGGATAGACCGACCGCATCGGGAATGCGACGTACAGCCCGTCGGCGCGCTCGATGTCCTCTGTGTTGTCGACGAGGCGCAGTGTGTCAATCTGGCTGTGCTCAAACCGCAGTGTGTCGAGATAGATCGTGCTCGTCTCGGATCCGAGATCGCTCGCGGCTCGTTCGGGAGAGATTTCCGGCATAGATAGCGCCCATAAAAAAGCCCGCTCGAGGCGGGCTGGTGATGGTTTAGATGGTGTGCGTCAGTAGGCGGTCGGCGAGATGCCGAAGCCCCCTGCGAGGGTCCAGAACACTCGAACCCGCACAGGGCTATCCTCGGTTGCCATGACTTGCGTTTCGAAAGGTCCGAACCCGCACATCATTTCATGATTCTGCGCTGACACGATGTGCGAGCCTGGCTTAACCCATACGCGGGCCGTCTCGCCAGTATCCAGCGATGCCACGCGCTCGCGGTCGATGGCGACGTGCACGTGGCACGGCTCGCTTCCCATGCCAGAGTCGCGCGTGACCTGCACAGCCGCCGTCCGTTCGCGCGTCTGCTCGCCGTGCGAATGGATACGCTCCGGCGGCACGGCTGCGGCGTCATTCGGCGAGATCGGCGAGGACGCGCAACCGGCGAGCGCGAGCAGGGCAAGAATGATGATGGCGTAACGCATATCGGACTCCCTTTTTCTTATCAGAGTATCACAAGGCGATGTCACGCAGCGGCGTGCCGGGCGTCAGCCGCTCGAACGCCGCGTCGCAGTCCGCAATCACGGCATCGACGCGGGCCGAGCCCTCCGCCGGGTAGAGATTGAGCAATAGGCCTTGATCGACGCCGGGCTCGATCTCGGTGCCCGCATCATCGTACTGCGCCGGCGGATCGTACGTCTGACCGAGCCAGTCGACGGTGAGCCAGCGGCGCGACCGAAACGCGTCATCGACGGCCAGCCCGTGCGGCCGCAGCACATCCAGCGCCTCGGCGCGGCCCGGTACGCGGTAGTGATGCGATGTCATTGCAGCAGCCCCTTGATCTGCGAGGCATTCAAGACGCCGCCGTAGACGCGCGGCGGCTCGACGTGGCCGTTCCAGTAGTTGTCATCGGACTGATCGCGGCCGATGGCAACATCATCACCGCCCGGATCGCCGATCCAGAACGCGCGAATACGCTCGCCGGGCTCCACGCCGCCGCTCGGCGCGTCTTGATACAGCGTGCCCGAGCCGTCGATCTCAAGTCGCCCGCCGCTTTGATAGACGCGCGTGCCCGGCAGCGAGAACAGCGTCGGCTCGCCGGGGTCGGCGCTTGCGCGGCACTCGATGTACCATGTTTGCGGCCCGGCCTCGGGCGTTGCGTCGGCGATGTCCGGGGCGCGGGTTTGCTCGCTGTCGATGGTCTCGATGACGCTAGAAAATCGCGTGGCCCGCTCGATCTGTACGCCGCCGAGCCAGAAGCCACTCTCGCCGTTACCGGGGGACTGCGGGTCATTGAGAATGTAGTACCCGGCCGCACCGCTCGCGTCCGGTCCCGCGCGAAACTCGAACCAGCATCGATACAGACCGTTCCTCAGATCAATCATCCCCACGGGAGTCTGCCCCAATGACTCCGCAGTCCCTGTTCCCAGATCAAATAGTGCGGCTTGCGTGGGGTTGGTGCTGCCCGAGGATCGACGGGTGCGGATATACCTGATCTCGCCCATTTCGACGTAAAACGAGAACGTGTAGTCCGCGCCCGGAACGAGGTTACCAGATTCGCAGCGGATGCCGCCGGGACTTGTCGACGCGAAGCCGTCGTCGGGGACCACTCGGGCTAACGTGAGCCCGCGTCGCTGCTGAGTCTCCTCGACAGTGACCTGATCCTTATCCCACGAGTTGGGGTCAGCGTTGTACCGATATTCGTTGGTGTCCTGCTCCTCGATCAGCAGCCCGAGCCGCTCGCCGCTCACCGGGTCATACCCGATGCGCGCTACGTTGGCATCGGCGAATGCGAGCGAGCGGGAGGCGTCGATGTACGAGCCGGTGCTGTTGCGGGTGAGGGCGTAGTCGAGCGGCGGCAGCTCGGCCGGGGCCCAGGATTGGATGATCTCGATCGGCAGCGGCACGTTGAACCATTTGCCGTTGATCCCGTTCGGGCTGGGCGGCTGGTCGCAGCGGAATCGCAGCGTCGCGATCTCGCCCGTGACCGGATGCTGGCCGTCGAATCGCTGCGTGCCGTGGAGCAACTCGTCGTGCCAGAACGTTTTGAACGCGGCGTACTGCTCGCGCGTGGCGCGGATGCGGCAGTTGATGGTTTCGACTGTGGCGGTGTAGCGCGGCCGCTGGAATGCGGGACCGGCGTCCATGCTGGTCCGCACGCCGCCCTGCCCCCAAGTTTCGCCGTAGCCATCCGCCTCGATCGGCGGGAAATTGTCGGGCCAGGTCGCCATCAGATCCTCCCGTTGCGGCTGGCGTACGGCTGCAGCGCCGAGTCCAACCGGCCGTCACTGGCCATTCGATTCAGCGATTTCTCGACCTCGATGTCGATGACCTGATCGCCGTTGCCGTCCCGCCGGGTGCGGCGGCTTTTCTCTTGCACCGGCTCGCCGCTGTTCGTGATGTTGACGTAGACGCTGCCGGAGGCACGGCCGCCGGCCGAAGCCGTGCCGGCCGGGGTGACGTGGCCGCCCTCGCGGCCCATCAGCAGGTAGCTGCGGCCGCCGCTGTTCAGTAGCTCCGGGCCGTTTTCGGCGACCTCGTGGATCGACCCGGGGCCGGCCGGGCCGCCCTTGGCCAGGCCGGGGATCGTGAATCCGGAGGGTGCGCCCGCACTGGCGATGCCGGCATCCGCAAACGATGTGCCGACGCTGGCCGAACTCGTGCCGCCACCCAACATGCTGCCGATGGCGCTCCCGGCCGTGCCGAGCAGGCCGCCGATCTCGCCGTTGTCGCCGAACGAGTCGCCGAGCAGCGCGGTGGCCAGGTTCTGGGCCGCGGCCTGGGCGGCCATGTCGCGCAACATCTGCGACCAGCTGTCGAGGATGCCGTCGAAATCGCCGGCGAGCGTCTGGCTCATGGTGTCGCCGAGCTGGTCCTGGATGTTCTCGGCGGCGCGGTTGGCGAACGCGGACATGCGGTCCATGTCCTCGGTGGCCTCGCCGGTGTAGGCGTCCCATGCCGCGGCCGACAGCCGGGCCTTTTCCTCGGGGTCGTCGATGTCTTGGATGACGCCGAGCCGCTGGTCGAGCGTGGCCGTGGCCTGCTGCTCGGGCGTGGCGAGATCGCGGCGGACCTGCTCCAGTTCCTCGGCCTGTGTTTTCTGGGCCTCCATTTGGTCCAGCTCGCGCGCCATGGCAAGCAGGTTCTCGCGGCGGGCGGCGGACAGGCCCTGCAGGCTGCCCTGCTCGATCTCGTAGCGGATGCGGGCGGCTTCGCCCGTCTCGCCGAACATGGCGACCTGCTCGGCCAGGCGCTCCTCCATGTTGCTATAGGCGCTCGACAGCTCGCTGGCGGTGCTGCGCGACTGCGTGCCGAGGGACTCGATCTGGCGATTGACCTCGGCCAGCGAGCGCCGGTAGCCGTCGGCGTTGGCCGGGTCCGCTTCGATCGCGGCATTCAGCTTGCGGCGGTCCTCGCGGAGCTTGACGAGCTTCTCGTGGCGCTTGTCGTACTCGCCGAGCAGGGGCTCGTATTTGCTGCCCGTGGCCTCGATCGTCTTGAGCGAGTCGGTGGCGGGGTTGTCGCTGCCGCCGCTAACGGCATCGCCGATCAGGTCTTGGCGGCGCGACTGCAGATCACGGATCGCGGCATCAATATCGCCGTTGTCGAGATACGCATCGAATCCGTTGCCGAAGTCAAACAATCCTGTACGCGACATCCACGACGAGTTGCGCATCGACTTGAGGCGCTGAATTTTACGGTCGATGTCCTCCAGCTCATTGGAGTAGCCCGCCAGATTCGCCGCCGCGGTGCCGATCTGGTCGCCGAGGGTGACATATTCGCTCATGCCCTCAGCGAGGAATCCAGCGGTAGTAGCGAACGCCGACGCCATCGTGGCCAGGTTCTGCTGGAACCCGGCGTCGCCGACGATTCCGCGCAGATAATCCATGTCGTCGATGGAGTCGGTCAGCGCCGGCGCGACCGCCAGTGTAATGTCGTTGCCGAGGCCTCGCATCGCGCCGGAAAACCGCTGCGTTGCCCGGTTCACGGCGAGCATGCGTTCGACGTCATCATCGCCTAGGGCAATGTTGAAGTCGCGTGCCTCCTGACTGAACTCGCGGAACAGTTCGCCGTTGTTGCGCAACAGCGGCAAGAGCCGGGACGCGTCATCTGCTACCGACTCGAGGATGTTGATCTGCTGCGCCTTCGGCAGCCCCTCGATCGCCTCGCTGATCGCCAGAAGCTGGTCGGTCGGTCCCATCTGCTGCAGGCGCTCGGCAGAGATGCCGATCTTGTCCAGAACCTCCGCCATCTCGCCGCCGCCCGTCAAGGCCGCGTCGCCGATCTTGTCCTGCAGGTCCTTGACGATATCGCCGGCCTTGTCTGCGCCGAGTCCGGCCTGCTCCGCTGCATAGCCGAACGCTTGCAGCTCGCCGGTCGAGACGCCCATGGCGTTGGCGAGTGAATCGGCCTCACGCACCGCATTGGCTTGCCGCGTGGCGAGCGTGACCACGCCGGCGGCAGCCAAGCCAACGGAGGCCGCATACCGCGTTGCGTTCCGGCGGACATGATCGTAGGCCGTCGCCATCGCCGTCGCGCCCTTGCGATTGCGACGCTGCTGCTTGTCGAGCTTGTCGAGCGCCTGCTCATTCGCCTGAATGGCGCGTACGCCACCCTTGCCGTCGCCGGTGATGACGAGCCCGGTCTTGTAGGTCTTGGCCATGGTCGGCCCTCGTTATCGCTGCTCGGCCAGCGCCTCGAGGGCGCCGCGCTCGATGAGCTGGATCTGCCCGAACGTCTCGGCCGGGTCGGCGATGCCCTGCAGGCGCATGACGGTCTCGACGCCGACGTAGTCCAGCCCCTGCGGGCGGGCGCCGGCCATCGTGGCGACGATGCGCCACTGCGTTGCGCAGGCGTCGAACACCCGCAGGGCCTCGGCGTGCTGGGGCCAGCAGGGGGCCGCCTCGGGCTCCTGTGGGGTCAGCCCCCAGGCCGCCTCGGCCTCACGTGCTTGTTTGCCCCGGCCGCCGGCGACCCATTCGCGGCCGAGGCCGATCAGTTTTTTCCCGTCTCCACCTCGCGGTTGGCCTGCACCTCGCGCCAGCCGCGGATGAGAGCCGGCCGGGCGTGCGGCATGTCAAGCAGCTGGTCGAGCACCTCGGGGCTGTACGTGAGGGTCTTGCCATCGGCCGAGAGCAGGTCGCGGATGGTGACGATGTCGCGGTGCATCAGATCATCGTCGGGGAGGTCGCCGGCCTGCTGGGCCTCGCGGGTCTCTTTCTGCTCGGAGACGGGCAGCAGGCGATAGGTCACGCGGATGACGTGAGTCTCGTGGCCGCCGCTTTCCTGCGGCACACGCACGGGCACGTCGCGCTCGACCTGCGCGATCGGGGTCATGGTGAAAGGCATGGCGAGTCCTACTTGAATGTCAGGGTCAGCTCGTCATCGCCTGCGTCGGGCAGGTGCGTCATGTTGCAGGTGTACTGCGCGATGCCGTTGCTGTCCTGCTGGGCGATGGAGTTGAGCTGCGAGCGCGTGGTGGCCAGCTCGACGATATTGCCGGCGGTGGTGCCATGGGTCGCGGTGAGCGTGCCGAAGGTCGTACCCGTGTGGGATTCCACGTCGTCGAAAAAATCTTTCGTGGCCAGGTCAGGCGCGTCGAAGGTGATGCTACCGGTGGCGGCCCGGTCGGACACCCGCACCGTCTCCTCGTTGATGAGGTTGCGGTAGTTGACCGTGTTGCCGAGATCGAGCGAGAGCGCGGACACGACGGCGCTGTAGCCGAACAGGCTCAGCGTCGTGTTGGCCTTGTTGACCGGCACCTCGTCGGCCTGCGGCGGCGCATCGCCGCTGAGCTCGCTCACGCTCTCCGGATGGTTGTAGAAACCGGTCATCGTGAACCGCAGAAACGGCAGTCCGCCGCTGCTCTCATCCAGCGTCCAGGTGCCGCGCGCACCGGTGATGCGGTGGAGCTGGCCGTCCATGACGTAGTGGAGGGTCACGCTCTCGAACGTGTCCTCGTCGCTGACCGGCTGGTAGACGACATCGCTGGCGCTCTCGGTCTCCGACATGGTGCAGGCGCGCAGCAGCGGGCCGAACGCCGGGGCCGTGCCGGCCGTGCCGGAGTTGGCCAGCGGCACCTGGATGTCGATGGTGGAGAACGCGCCGACGTTGATCTGAGCGTAGGCGCCCAGGTAATCGCGCATGCGGGTGCGCTCGACGGTCTCGCCGTCGTAGATCGTCGGGTCGAACTCGTTGGCGGCGGCGATGAGGTTCGAGCGGTCCGGGCTGGCGTCCTCGCCGTAGGTGTCTTCGATCTTCGCTAGCACATACTGTTTACGCGTCAGCATCGGGGGTCTCCTGCTTGGGGTACGAGCGCTCGGGCTCGGGGGTGTCGGCCGAGCGCTTCACGGCCTCGGATGCGGGGCGATAGCCGGTGCGCTCGACGAGCACGGGCTTGCCGCCGCGCTTGACGGTGTACCGGCCGCCGGATCGACTGGGCATGGTTTGCTCCTTCGGTTAGGGGTAGAACAGCCAGGTGTCGACGGACCAGCGCTCGAGCCACCAGACATGGGCGCCGCGGATATCGCTGGTCTGGCCGCCGGCGTAGGCCAGCGGCTCGTGGTGTTCGGTGGGCACCCAGCCGTGCAGGGCTTCGCGGACCGCGTGGCGATGATCGCGAAATTCATCACGGGCGCAGACGATCCAGACGCCGTAGACGAGCGTCAGTCGCTGCCGGCCGCGGAGGGTGTCCGGGTCGCCGTCGGGGCCGTCCTGATGCAGGTAGACCGCGGCCATAGGCAGTTCCGCGTCGAGGTTGTCGAGCGGGGCCATGAACCACGCATCGGACACGCTCTCGAACGCCGGGCAATAGGTGTCCAGGCGCTCGATCAGCGCCGGTTGAATATCGGGGTCCATCGCTCAGTCCTTGTTCAGCAGATAGTCAAGGCGGCCGCTGAACTGTTCGGGCAGGTCGCGACGGACCAGGCTCTGGGCCTCGTCCATGGTCTCGGGGTGCGCGACCATGCCGGGGATCGACGGGCCGTAGCGGGTGACGAGGCCGTACTCGGTGCTTTTATCGTCGGCGTTCCGACGGGACAGGACCGCGCCTTTGGCCAGAAAGCCGGGGCCTGTTTCGCCGCCGCCCGGCTTTTTGTGCCGGCCCACCACGCGGCGACCGACGTCCTTGCGGACGCGCACGGTCGTGGCCCGGCGGCGGGTCTTGAACTTGTTGCCGCGGCTGCTGGTGGCCGTCACGGTCGCCCGCTTCGTCTTGGGCTTGAACTCGGACAGCGGCAGGCGCTTACCGGTGTAGACCAGCGCGCGGGTCGCGTCCTGACGGTATTTCGTGATCTTCAGCCGCCGCTTCACATCGCGCGCCTTGATGGTGTAGACGTCGCGGATGTCGCGGCTGATGAACGTGGCCGTCTTGCGGCTGGTCGCGTTGACCGCCCAGCGGAGCGCCTTCTCGACGCTCTTGGGGTCGAACCGCTTCTGCAGCTTCTGTAGTTCGCGGATGTCGTATTTCAGCTCCATCAGCTCACCTCGAGCACGCGCTCGTGGCCGTCGTCGGACAGCACCTGGTGGACGCGCCACGTCTTGCCGCCGCGGGTGATCGTGTCCTGGCCCTCGTGGGTGACGGGCACCTGTGCCACCTGCACGGCGATCACGGTCACGCGGCGCGGTAGCTGTTCATCGGTCTCGTAGACCTCGTACTCGCGATCGAGCACGGCCGTGATCGGCGACACCGACCCGCCCGGCACGCCGGGGCCGGCGTACGTGGCCGCGCCCTGACTCATGGCGCGCTGGCCAGCAGCGGCGGTCATGCGTTCGATGTTCATGGGGTATCCGCTCGTAGGGCGATCACAGAAAAGCCCGGCCGACACGAGGCCGGGCGGGCTTTTGAGTCATCGCTCTGGTGAGCGATTACGCCGTGCCGCGCAGCAGGGTCTGCGGGCGGGTGCAGTACGGCAGCGGGTTGGCCTGCGTCTCGAACTTCCGATACCGGTTGTTGCCGGTGTCCTCGGTATTCGGGACCACGTACCGCGGCAGGCCGACGGTGTTCACCGTGTCGGCGTAGTCCGCCGGGGCGTACACGATCTCGAACAGGCCGGGCACGTTCATCGGGAAAAACCGGCACTCGCCTTCGGCCAGGCCGACCTTGCCGTCGTCACTGCCCCGGTAGTTGATGAAGTTGATGCCGGCGAACTGGAACGACTGCCAGGTGTAGTCCTGACGCAGCGCCGCACCCTCCTGGAACCGCTCGTAGGCCCGTTCGACGTCCGGGTGGTTGATGAGCGCGTCGAAGAACGAGTCCTCGGCGATTGCGCCCACACCGAACTGCATGCCGCCGGCCTTCATGTTCTTGCCCATGGTGCGGATGACCTCGGCGCACTTGCTGCGCACCTTGGTGGTATCCGTGTCAAGGGCGAAGTCGATGGCCGAGGGCTGGCTGACGCCGAACTCGTTGAACAGGTCGTAGATCAGCGTCGAGCCGTCGGCGTCGTAGATCTTGCCCTGCAGCGCACCGAGCATCAGATGCTCCTCGGTCAGGTCGAACTCGGCCGCCAGTCGCTCGGTCCGCTCGAGCACGACGCTCTGCACCGTCTCCAGCTCGGTTTCGCTGCCGAACGCCCGCACGTTCTGCACTTCGTCCGCGACGACGGTCGCCGTCTTGGCCAGATGCGGGATGCGCAGGTCGCGGAGATTGCGCTTGTCCGCCACGAGCTCACCCGGGGGCGCACTGCGGGGGCTGGTCGGGATGAGTTCGAGGGACGTGCCCTTGCGCTCGATCGCGATGGTGGTGGTGGTGACGCCGCGCGACCGGAACAGGTTCATGTTCCGGATCATCGACGGCACGAAGTCGCGTTCGTTGATGGCCTGCGTCAGGGTCTGCATGTTGAACGCGTCGTTATCGAAAATATTCATGCCGGGCATGAGCTGCCCTCCTTGGTTTGGGCACAAAAAAGCCGGCGCGAGGCCGGCGGTTTCAGGTCGTGCTGTGGTGGGGTGTTACCGGGTGGTGATCCCGGCGGACTTGAGCGCGTTCAACGCGTCCGACTTGTTCGACTCCGAGATGCCATCCGGCCAGACGAGCGCGCCCGCCTTGACCTCGGCGTCCCGCGCCACGATCACCGCCTGAATGTCGCCATCGCTGGCATCGCAGTTGTCGTAGAGCACGGCCGCGGCGTCTTCGTAGCCGGCGGTCGAGTCGGGGTTGAGCTGGGCGTACTTGCCGGTCGACGTGGACTGGCCCAGCACGGTGCCCGCTTCCAGGGTTTCGCCGCTGGCGAGGGTCACGGTTTCGCGCGAGCGATAGCCGTTGGCCTCGCTGGCCAGAAATTCCGCCGTGTGGCGGCCTTCGTTCAGTACCGTCATATCGGTCTCCTGCTGAGTATCGGGTGGTTACGCGCGTGTGTTGTGCCGCTTGTGCACGTCATGCGCATTGATGGAGCCCTTGCCGGCCGCCTGGGCGGTTTCGGGCGGGTGGTGGTCGACTTCTTCGCCCGACATGCGGGCGCTCGCTTCGACCATGAGCGAACTGAACGCGCCGCCGAATCGCTGCTCGACGTACGCGGCGTGGATGAACTGCTCGGCCAGCTGGCTGCCGGCCTGCGGATCGTCGGGGAACGTGGCCGCGGCCTTGTCGCGGATGTCGTCGACGTCGGCCATGATCTGCTCGGCCGCCTCGGCGGTGACGCCGCGGTCGCGCAGGGGTTGGGCCAGGTCGGCGCAGTTATGCTCGCTGCAGAGCGAGACGAGCTTTTCGAGACTGGCGGCCTGCGCATCGGCCCAGTTGATATGCTGCGTGTCGATATGTGCATTGTCGGCGACGGTGTTCCCGTCGACCGCCGTCAGCGCCTCGCCCGTCGCACCCACGAACGCCTGCGGCAGCGTGATGCTTTCGGCCGCGTCATTGGCGTCGCGCTTGACGGTGCAGCCGGCGGCTTCGAACGCGGCGACCTGCTCGTCGCTCATGCCGGCGCAGGCCAGATGGATGTCGGCCGGGGCATCGGCCGCACTGAAGCCGGCGACCGTGCCGTTGTCGTTGAGGGTGTGACTCGCCGTCTGATCGGACGGCACCTGAGAATTGGGCTTCTTCCGCCCGAACATCGAGAGCATGGTGGTGGCTCCTCGCTGGAATGTCTGGAACGGCCCGCGCGGGGCCAGCTCGCGCTGGAATGCGTCGAGCACTTGGTGGGTCGGCATGACCGCGTCGATCAGTCCGACCTGCTGAGCCGCGGCCGCGCCGTAGACGCGGGCCTCGGTGTCCTTGGCCTGCTGCTGGCTCATGCCGCCGCGGTTGCGGCCGACCAGCGCGGTGAACATGTCGTACACCTCGTCGATGTCGGCCTGAATCTCGGCCCGGACATCGTCCGGCAGCGGCTCGAATGCGTTGCCGTCGACCTTGTGATCGCCGGCGAAAATGAACGTGACGTCCAGCCCCATGTCGGCGACCATCTGAGACTGGTCGACGTGCATCGTGAGCACGCCGATGGATCCGACCTGCGCGGTCCGCGGGGCGATAATACGCGTCGCCGCGCTGGCGAGCGCGTAGGCAGCCGATGCCGCGAGTTCGTCGCAGATCGCCCAGATCGGTTTCTGCTGGCGGGCCTCGTAGATCTGATCGGCCAGATCGAAACAGCCGGCGACCGCACCGCCCGGGCTGTTGATGTCCAGCACGATGCCGCTGATCTCCGGGTCATCGAGCGCGGCTTCCAGCTTGGTCTGGATGCCGTCATAGCCGGTCATGCCGCTGTGCGGGTCGAGATGACCATAGCGGTGCGCTAGCGTGCCCTCGATGGGGATGACGGCGATGCCGTCGACCTCGGCGAACAGCTTGCGGTCCGCGCGGTCGTAGTCGTCGGCCATGGCCTGGACGCCGTCGGCGTCATAGCGCACGCCTTCGGCGTCGGCCAGCGACCGGATGTTGAAGCCGTGCCGGGCCAGCGCCGAGACGAACACGCGGCCGTATCCCGGCTCGATCATGTGCGGCCGGTTGAATACCTCGCGGGCCAATCGGGCATGTTTCATGCGGTCACCTGATAAGTCATTCCAGTACGGAGCGGGGCTGCGAAGACCGGCGGCGGGACTAGATCTCGGCGCCTCAGTTCGGCGTAAAGAACGTAATGGCTAATCATGTGTTTACTCCGCGCATTAAAATGCCGCCTCGTAGGCGCCCAACTATTCGGCTTTCTCTAAGGGTTCAGGTGTAAAGGATTGCTTTACGACTGCTGCGCTGCATCGGTCGTGGCCGCATCGTTGCTGCCCCACGGGTCCGCCATGCGCGCGCCGGCGCTGTTGGTATAGCGCGGGTCGGTGTCGTAGACGTTGCCGAGCTCATCGGCCTGGGTATCCTCGGCGGCAATGCCCTGATCGACGTCGTCCACGTCCTCGCCCGTCCGCTCGGCGATGATCGCGGCACGGGTTTTGAAGCCGGCGCGGCGGTCCTTGATGGCCGTGTTGACGTCCTGTTCGGGGTGGATGTACGGCCAGGCGTGCGGCACGTGCTTGGCTTTGGTGTACTGGCGCGGATTGACGGCAAATCCAGGCGCGGTGAGCACGGCGCTTTGCACAGCTTTCGGCATCCACCATTCTGCCCACATGCGGTGGCACATTTGATGAATTACGTTGTGGTGCTGCATCATCTGAATGCCGCGGCGGAACTCATTGAGTATGACGCGAGCGAGGCGGTCATTGATCCCGGTAAAATCGCCGGTCATTACCTCATACGGCACATCGCCGCCGGCGGCCACCGCCCGCAGCTGCCCTTTTAGCAGGTCGCCGTAGTTGGCGCTGGGGTCGGGTGGGTTCGAGAACTCGATGCCCTGGCCTTCCAGGAGCTCTTGGATCATGCCCGGCTCGAGGCCGAGAGGGTCAACGCTGCCGTTGCCATCGTCGTCATCGTCGGCCGGGTCGGTTTCGCCGCCGAATGAGCTGGGCACGGGTGACGGGTCGTCGTTTTTGTTGGTGACGAAGCCGGCCCACAAGTTGGCGATCTGGTGCCGCAGGGCGTTGGCGTCGTCGAGTTTGTCGGTATCCCATAGCTTCATCAACACCGGCGCCATCTTGACTACGCCGCGGATCTGGCCGGGCCGGATCGGGTCGAATAGATGGATGACCTCGCGGGCCGGTACGCGCGTGAGCTGACTCGATTCGATCGACATCAGCGTGGCGTCGCCCGGGTGCGCCTTGTAGAAGTAGTACGCGACGCGGCGTCCGACTGAGTCAAACTCGATACCGTTGCGAATCCGGTTGCGGCCGTTGTACCCGTAGTAGTGCAGGGGGCACATTTCGGGCTCCATCACCTGCACCTGCATCGGCACGCGCAGACCATCGGACGGACGTCGCGAGCGCATACGCAAGAACGACTCGCCGGCGTCTAGCCATGTGCGCACAGCCTGGGCTTGCTGGCCGTAGGCGTCGAGCAGGCCTTCCGGGTCCATCTGGCGCGAACTTTCTTTCCAGAGTTCCTGCGCCGCGGACTGAAATGCTTTGCTGGACGCCATCGATCGCGGCCGTATTCCGGTTCCGATGATGTTGGATACCAGCTTGCTGATCAGGCTGTGGCCGTAGCCGTTATTGCGCGTCTGCTGGCGAGAGCGGTTACGCAGCGTTTGGGTATTGCCCACAGCCGCCGAGTTCGGACCCGAGCCCGGTGCCATCCAGCCACGCAGGCGGCGGCCATTGCCGCCAGCTTGATACGGCGCCGGCACGTCCCGACCAATACGGGTCGTCGCGGCCATGCTGCGGCCGTGTCGGTCAAGAATTGCACTCATCTATACGCCCTTGCGTGTGTACACACCGTACGTGCGCGGCCGGCGCTTTCGCGGCTTGCCGGCGATCTCACGATCGATCTGCTGAACCAGGCTTTCGATCTCATCGAGAGAGCGGTAACGCACGGTGCGATCGCGGTATCGGACCTCGGTTGCGCCGGAGTCGCGGGCCTCGACCAGCGCCTCCCGGCGCTCGCGCGCGGCGGCTTTCTGCTGTGCGGTGAGTGCCATGGTTATTCGCTGCCCTCGCCGCTCATGGCGATGATGTGCCAGCCCGTGGGCGCCTTGGTGTCTTCCATTGTGTGGATGCGCCCGGTCTGCAGCTCGAGTTGCGATCGCAGCAGTTCCGACTCGTAGTAGGCCTTGCGATCGTGCGGATTCATGTCATCCGGCGCGGTTGCCTCCGGCAGCACGGGCTCCATTGAGTCGTCGTAGAGCGGGCCGCGGGCCTGTATTCGAAGCTCCATCTCGGCGAACTCGCGGATGATGCGCAGCGCGTCGTCGTCGGACAGGGCCGGCGCGATGATTTCGATTCGGCTCATGGTCTTGTCCTATGCGGGTATCGCGTTGTTGGATTTCCGGCCGGCCAGTGCGCGCCAGGCATTTGCCCAGCGCCGCCACAGCCGGCGGCGTCGTTTCACGCTCATAGCGTCACCTGCCGAGGTACTGACTGCGCCGACGCCGCGGCCGCCGACGGCGGGCCGGGGCCATGAGCAGCGCGTGATTCGAGAGCAGCGGGTTGCTGTCCCACGGTTTCGCCCAGTCGGGCGGGCTGTCCCAGTCGATCGTGTCGCCGCCGAGGTGCGTCAGCAGCGCCAGGTCGTAGGCGAGCAGGATCATCGCCTCGTTCGCGGCGTTCGATGTGCGGCGGACATAGCGGCCCTTGTCGTCGCGGACCATCGAGACGAGCTCGGTGTACCACCAGTCGCCGATGCCCGGGCCGCCGCGTTCGGTTTGCCGGGCTGGCGTGTTCAGATAGTTCGGGCCGGGTTCGTCGCGCTCGAGCTGGCCGTAGGTCTCGTCGATCAATTGGTCCTTGTCGACGATCGCCAGCGGGATATCCCCTTTGCCGCCGGCGCCGCCGCGGCTTTCCGGCTCGGTCCAGCGGATCCGGGCCTGCTGTTTGTGCGTGGCGCCCTTGAGCAGCATCACCCGTTTGGCGTAGCCGAGGGCGACGATGCGCCGATACCAGGCGTAGGCCTGGCGAGTGACGCTGCCGCCGCTGCCGTCGCGGGCTGCTTCGCCGCCGGTGTCAACGCCGAATATCATGATGGGCATCCGCAGGTCGCGCTCGCCTGCGAGCGGATACGTGCGCTGCAGCAGATCGCGCGTGAGCACGTCCCAATCCTCCGGCTGCGTGGCCGGCCGGATACGGGTCGGCGCGTCGGTGCCGTCCGGGCCGCGGTCCTCCTTGATGTTGAATCGGTCGATGACCCAGCGCTCGCGCTCCGGGCCGTGGCCGTGCACCTGCACGACGAACCGGCTGTCCTTGCCGCCCTGCACGTCCACCGTGCACGTCAGGAACCTCACGCCGGCCGGAACGATTTTCAGATCGTCGATCGTGGCGCGGTCGGCGAGCTGGTCGCTCGAGTGCGCCGTGGTTTTGCGGCGGCTGCGGTACGGCCGACCCCAGTCCGTGTTGATGACCGTTTTGAGCGTCTCTTGCGACGCGGTCTGTTCGTACGTCTGTTCCGCGGCCAGCAGCTTGGCCGACAAGCTGGCCCATGGCTGATAGGCCGCGGCCGGGCCTTCCATCGCGAACGATGCGATGCGAGTCGTCCGCGGCGTGCCTTTGACCTTGCCGCTGGCGCTGAATGTGCAGCCTTCCGGTAGCCAGAGCTTGTGCTCGTTGAGCCGCCGCTTATCCGTCTCGGCCGGGTTGTGACCGCAGTGCGGGCACTCCGGCTGCGCGAGCTCATGGCTCCAGTTTTCCAGGCTCGGCTGGTAGAAATTGCCGCAGCCGTCGCACGGCCAGTAGAACCGCCGCCGATCGCCCCCGTTGAACAGATCGCAGACGCCGCGGACCGGCGGCATCATGTGCGGCTGATCGGCCGGCGCCTGCCAGTCGAGCAGGTCGCCGTCGACGATCACGCCCGGCGAGCTTTCGGCCAGACACATCCCGCGCGACAGGAACGTCTGCGTGCGTTTGCTGGCGAGGCTGAACGGGTCACCCTCACCGTCGATGTTGGCCGGCAGGCGGTCGTAGTCCGTCAGCGCGACGTATCGGTAATCGCTCGACGCGAATGTGTTTTTCGACGGCCATTTGATGCTGAGCAGCGAGCCGTCGCGAAATATCTTGTCGTGGACGTTGTCGTCGTGCGCGCGCGGGCTGATCCGCTTCGCCATCTCCGGACTGTGTGCCAGCTGGCGCGCGATGCGCACTTTGCTGTATTCGCGGGCCTTGTCTTCCGTGATTTGCGTGATGAGCATGTCGCCCGGGTCGGACGTCCGGCAGTAACACTGCCAGGCGTCACAAAGCGCCATTGTCTTCCCAGACCTTGATGGCCCGACGAACACCACGGCGTCGTAGCGCCGCGATGACAGGCAGTCCATCGGCTCGATCATGTACGGCGTCATCGCCGGCGACCAGGGCGAGACATTGCCGCCACCGTCGACGACGCGCAGATACTCCCGGGCCGCGTCCGATACCGATATCCACCGGG